TAAGAAAATATGTTGGTTCCATTTATATTTATATAAATAAATCTTCTTTTAAATTCTTTATAATATTATCTATGTTTTATTATAATTAAAAGTAAAATGAAAAGTAAAATGAAAAGTAAAATGAAAAGTAAAATGAAAAGTAAAATGAATACTAGAAGAAAAAATACAAGGAGAAAAAATACAAAAAATACAAGGAGAAAAAAGACCAATAATAATTATTCTGAAATTATTCTGTCAAGAGAAGAATCAGAAGCATTTATATTTCGTAATAAGATTTCACAAGATACCGTTAATAAAATATATCCATTATTCAGTAGTGTTGTGAAAACATTTGATAAAAATAAACTAGATTACTGGGCCACTGGAGGAACTCTTTTAGGAGCAGTTCGTAGTAAAGGAATGATTCAATGGGATGATGATATTGATGTTGCTATTCAACAAAAAGATATTTCTCATTTAGAATCACTTAAAGAACAATTTATGGAACAAGGACTGCGTTTGTATAAGCCATCAGGAAAATATTACAAAGTTAAATATGCTGATAGAAAAAATGATCATTTATGGATAGATATCTTTATAGTTAATAAAAGAGGCAATTATTTACAGGGTCATAAAGCTAAGAGACAATATTTACCTGGTGAAATATTTCCTCTTAAAAAAGGAAAATATGGACCGATTTCATTAAAAATACCTAATAAATCTACTCAATATCTAGATCGTATCTTTCCACAATGGAGGAGAAGAGCTATAATATATAATCACGCAGATTTTAAAAAAGAAAAGGTTACTATGAGATTAACTAAAAATATGTTAAAACCGTTATTACCTCAAAAATCTTAATTTAATAAAGGAATGCTTGGTTGTATAGCAATTCCACATAAACCTCTATTATCATCTATATCTTTTAAGATTCTTATATATCCATTCTCACCCCATTGGTTACCCCAAGAATTTTTCACTATCCAATATTTCATATCTAAATCTTTATCATAGCCATAACCTATTAAAAGAACTCCGTGATCTAATTGATATCCACAATCTAAATCCGAATAAATCCCAGATCTGTAAAATTGAAATGATCTTTTATTTGCTTGAATAGCCACAGATACCGGTTGTATCTGAACTGCTCTTTCCAATTGTGATTCACTATTTGGTGATATTAATGAATAATTACTTATTTTAACTTTCGATTCACAATTTTCTTTTTGACATTGCCCATCTTCGCCTGTATATGTGTAGTCTTTTTCTAAACATATACCATTATCCTTTACATACTGAAACGCACTTAACATCGAACCTCCTTCACAACCGTGATTCCCATAACTTTCTGAACAATCAATCAATTCTTGTTCTGATAAATTATATAAATTCTTATGAAAGAATTCATTTTTCTTAATCGCCCATAATCCCTCAATAGCTCCTACTGCTGAAAAAGACCAACACCCCCCACAATCACCTTGATTCTTTACCGATGTCACAGCATTGTGTTTTCTCCAATCAATTTCTTCTTTACTTTTTTTATTTGTACTGAAAACACTCAATGTAACATTCTGATCTAAATAAATTAGACCGTGATTCGTTGGATAAGTTTCATTAATAAAATCATATTCTATGAAATCATTACTTCCTAATTTATATGATAAATTCTTTTGATTTTGCTCTATAATATAATTTTCATTATCTATTCTATCAGAATTTGTAAAAAGAATTCTTTCATCTAATTCACTGATTAATGAAAGATAACCTAATAATATTTTAATAAGATTCATTTATATTAAATATATATATATATTATTTTATCTAATGTTCTATTTTAACTTCTCTGAATGGATGTTCGTGAGTTATGTACATTAATTTCTTTATTAAATTATTCTGAAGACCTATTAGTGTAATCGCTGTTAATAATTCAGCAGCTCTTCTGAATGAATCAGCATCTTTTTCTCTTATCGTATTAATTATATAATCCATCATTTTGTCTAATACTAAGAATACCATCGTTAATACTACTATATGGGCTATAATCTCAAATAATATCTCATAATTTGTTTCTTTTAAAACTTTATCTTGATCTAATGATGTAAATGAATGATCTATTATAGGCGAAAACATTATCAAAAATATTTCATATATTATTATGAATATCATAAATTTTAAAAATGAATAATATCCTCCTATCATTATATAATTAATTTAGATTTTTTTTGGTATCTCTTATTTGATATTCGCCTATTATTTTTATTTCTTTATCTAATATTTGTTTCTGTTCATATGGATTATATACAAATGTGAATAACCATATCATCGTACCCATTGTCCCCTCTGATAACCATTTAAAGAAAGTAAATGTTATGTATACGCCATATATAGTTCTCATATATGTATACATATTCCATAGTGTATATATATTATAAATCATCTTATATATCATTATATTTATTTTTTACCTATTAGACTTAAAAATTTATTCATTGTAGTCTTTGGTGATGTTGTCGGTGAAACAGATACATCAGGGGATACAGGTGGTGAATCTATTATATGTTGTTTAATCTTTTCATCTATTTCTTTTGATCCCATCGAAACAAATAACTCATTTGGTAAACCAACTTTTATCATATTTTCTTCATTCGGTCTGAAATGACCCGAATGATTTGTCCATAATACTATTTCATTATCATAATATAATTTCCCAGCATAGTACAATAAACACTGATCTCTGGCTTGTCTAGCCTTTTTAAATAAACTTTCTTTTTTCTTTTTATCAGAAATTGTACTTGCTTCTTTTTCAAATTCTTTTGCAATTGTTTCTTTCATCCATTCCATCTTATATTCCGAATTTGTATATATAGATGAATGACCATATGTTGGCCAATCATTATCTATTGGTATATCATATTCCAAAAATGTTAACATTTGTAAATCTGAATATTCTTTTAATAAATATAATATATCTGGCGATTCTTTTAATACTATCATAAGATATATCCCCCCATCTACTCTTTCATTATCTATTACATATTTATTATCTTCTTTATGTAGATCTGTTTTTAAATTTACCTTTATCCAGTCACTACCATTTCGATCTACTGTTGGCTGGTGAAACGGTATCTTTGGACACTCTGAATCTTCTTTATTCCATCCTTCCGATTGATGATTATAATGTATCTTTAAACTCCCTTTTTGATGTCCTGTTTGATGTCCAGTTTTTTCTTTCTTTTTTCTCACTCTTTTTGTTTCTTTCTTTTTTCTCACTCTCTTTGCTGTATAACCCCCCTTCTTAACACTCTTATGTTTAAATTTAACATTATATTCTTCTGTTATATGATTATCTATCTTTCTCGTTGGACCCCCCAATATATATGAATACATTCGTGCTTTACCCCACGATTCGGCTGTCTGATTCGGCCTTGATCCTGAAGAATAATATGCCCCTTTACCCTTTTTTATTACCGCCTGAAGTGCTTCCTTTGGTATCCCTGTTACTCTCGCTATATCATTTAATGTTTTCGCCTCTGGATATAATTTATGAAATTTAGCCGTCCACCCCGATTCTTTATTCTTATAACTTTTTAATTTAGGTCTATCTACATACTTTTTTGTACCCCTCTCTTTATCATAACTTTTCCTTGCTCTATTTAAAGAACGCCTTTGTTTTTCTTTATCCTTCTTAGATAAACCATTTAAATATTGTTTTGGATATCTATTTTTTTTATGTTTCATTTATACTATATAATATAATATTTATTTTTCTGTTTCTGATTCACTCACCAATTCATTTAAATTTAATAAACTGTTTGAACTCGCACTCTTTTTTAAATGTTTGAATTTATATTTCATATAGATTAAAGAACTATCTAATGTTATCACCATAAAACAATTCATCATTAATGCATATTGTAAATTAACGCTCGTATAAAATAAAAAACAAGAATTCGCTGTTACATTTAATGCTAACGTTTTCTCAGATAAATCTTTCGCCGATTGTGTTGTATATGTTTTATACACTTGTGGTATTCTAGATGTTAAACCTATACACGTCCCTATTAATGATATCGCATTCGCTATCTGATATATATCCATTTATTTAGTAAATAAACGCAAATTTTTAAATGAGTTATATTATATGAATATTGTAAAATATAAAGAATCATTATTATTATATTCGGGTAATTATGATGATGAATCTATACAACCCTTCGTAACTAATAGTAATTTCTTTTATATGACAAAATGTGATTTACCCAATGTTACCATACTAGTTCATAATTTTAAGATTTATGTTTTTACTAATTTTGGTAATAAACAATTCTTTGATAATGAAAGTGCTATTAAACATCTTTTAAATGTGTTCCCAAATTGTTCACTATATAATGAATCTCAACTACAACAATTCGTTCAATCATTAAATATTAAAAAAGCTTTAACTCTTAAAACTTCATATGATTCTAATGCTATACAATCACTAAATATTAATCTTGATTATGATACTCTCGATACATTATGTTCTCAAATGAGATTAGTTAAAACCCCACAAGAAATACATATGATCACTAAAGCTTGTAAAGTAACCGCCGATGCTGTGAAATATTTACAAAAACACATCAAACCTTCTATGAACCCTTTAGAAGTCATAAAACTGTTTGAATCATTTATCGCTAAAGAAGGTATGAGTGAATATTCATTTTTACCTATCTTATCACAAAATGAAAATAATCGATTCCTTCATTTTACTGAAAGAAATTTTAAAATTAATCATAATGGATTCTTATTATTAGATATAGGTGGACAATATAATCATTACTGTTCTGATATGACTCGTATGTTTGTTTGTAGTGGTAAATTTACTAAATTACAAAAAGAACTTGTTTCTGTTGTTTCTAATGCTCTTAAATTTGCTAAGAAAAAAATTAAACACGGCATAAGTTGGACCGATCTTTGTGAATCTATTCAACTTAAATTATATGATGATTGTCTTAAAATTGGATTAGTAAAAGAATTCTTTAATACTACTGATAAAATTAAATGTATGAGAGTTTTAATGCCTCATTCATTGGGTCACAGTGTTGGATTAGATAATCACGATGTAGGTAATCTTTCTGTTTTAGAAGAAAATATGGTTGTCGCTATTGAACCTGGTATATATTTTTATCCCGAAGTTTTAGAAGATTCTTCTGTAAAAGAATTCTTTAATCATAATAAATATAAAAGATTCCTTAAACTCGGTGGTTGTCGTTTAGAAGACACCATTTTAATTACTAAAAGTGGTTGTAAATGTTTAACTTGAAAGTTTTTATTAAGGAGGTGAATTTCTTTCATCAGGTACAGCCATAACAGCCTCGTCAGAAAGAGAAGCTTCATCCCA